CGCTGGGACGGAAGCGTCCCCTGGTGGCTGATGGAGGAAATGGGCGAGTTGTTCCGCTCCCACGACGCGGCCTGGAATGCGCTGCTGGACCAGCTCTGCGATCACACGATAAAACTCGAATTTCAACGGTGTGTGTATGCCACCCTCACGCTGCGCGGTAAGGTCACTACGGGGTCAGCCTGGACCACCATGGGCAACACGCTGATGCACTGGATCATCATGTACTTCGTCCACAAACATCTCGGGTTGAGTGACCACCTGTATTTCATACTCGCGGGTGGAGATGATGGGGGAGGGTTTTACGCGCAGTCCGCCCCGGACGACCTCCCCTCCAGCATGTCCAAGATGGTGAAGGACGTGTTTGGCATGACCATCGAACCGGTCTGGTGCGAGGACGGCGAGGACGACTTCTTTTCCTCGCGCTGGTTCCCCTGCCGCGCCCCTGAGGGTGAGAGCTTCTGTTTCGTGCCCAAGTGTGGCCGGCAGCTTTTCAAGGTGGGTTTCGGCCTCGACGTTCAGGCTGGTCACGAGATTGCCCACTACAAGGCCAAATTACTATCGGCGTTGAGTGAAAGCAGGGGTTGTCCACTGTGCGACCCGCTCCTCCGCCATTGGCTTGACCACCCCGCGTTCCGAGGAGTTCTTCCCGACGACATTCCCGTCAAACACCACCGCCCAGTCGTCGATGACCGCGATATACATCCAGGGGCCGCGGTACATTGGGAGCGTGCGTATGGGACGTCTCTTGACGTCATGCTCGGGCGCCTTTGGGACTGTGCGTTTGACTACAACGACGCCATTCAAGCCCTAATGCCCGCCGACTATGGCACAGAGTCGGCGCCGGAGACGATTGATCAAGGACCTGGTCCGGCGGGTTCCTTTCCCTTCGTGATGGACGAGGGGAGTTCCACACGGCCGCAGCCCGGTGACGAGACCTATTACGCAGACCTTCGGGCGGATCTGCGCAGAGCACGAGTCGTTCCGCCGGAGACAGGTGTCCCGACAGACCCCACGCGCGAGCTGCCGCTAGGCGCAGAGGTGCGCCGCGTTTTTCCGACCAAGCGATGGTTACCAGTAGGCGTTGCGGCTGTCATTATTGCCGTAGCGCTGGTGGTCGGAGTGAGCGTGGGAGCAAATGCCCACGCCACGAGCCCAGATGGTGCCCCCCCAGGCGTGTACAACTTCACCAGTTGGTCAACCGAGTCAGATGCGAGGACCGCACAGTACCGTCATTCCTACGGGTCGTTGCCGCGATGTGACCATGCCACGTGGCTTCCAGGGGGGTGCAGTGGCACCCAACAAACAATGCCAAGACAATTTCAACAACGAAGAAGACAATTCCAACGAAGACGCTC